GGCTGTTGAACACCAGTTTCTTCAGGCCCCAGATCGCGCCAGCCGAAACGCCGAGCTGGTTCCCGTAGTCGAAGAGTTCCTCGACCCAGGAGAACCGTTCGGCCCCTTGGTCCCGTCCGTAAGCGATCGCCGCGGCCTGGGCGCCACAGAACACGCTCCGGTAGATCGTGGTCTGCGAGGCAACAACCGATGGCACGCGAAACGCCGTGTGCAGGATGACGTTGTTGTACATGCCCAGAGCCCCCGTGAAGATCGGGTTCCCCGTCACCTGTCCGCCGGTAATCGCCGCCTTCTGGATGTCATACCAGCTTCCGGCTGCTGCCGATTGAATGCGCAGATCCGTCACCTGGTAGGGGTGCAGGAACATCACGTAGTACTCCTCGCCCTTCAGGCGCACGGGCCGGATCATCGGCACGAGCGTTTTCGCCTTCTCCACGCATACGTCGATCAGCGTGAGGCTGAACTTCATGGTCGTGGTCGCCGAAAGCGAGGCTTCGAGAGTCACGCCGCCGGCGCAGACAAGGTTGTTCGTGGAAGGAGCGACCGTGGCATTGCTGCCGGTATAGCGCTGATCCGCCTGCGCCGTGTTACCGGCGACCTGGTTGAAAAACGCAACGTCGCAGCGTCCCGCGAACCAGTCCTGCAGGCCCATGCGTGCTTCCTCGCGCACGGAAAATGGCACGCGCTGCTCAGACATCTTGCCAGCCGATCTCACGGCATGGCGAAGCTGGTCGATCAGCACGTTGTCGGAGTATGTGGTCAGCGCTTCTTCGTTGCCCTCCAGCGTGCCATCGCCGGACACGCCGTCGCCGCTCAACTGCATTCTCAAGCCGATCGTAATGCGATCTCCGGGAGACTTGTTGGTCTCCTCCCTGATCTGGATTACGGAGTTCTCGTCGTCGCCGATGAACTTGAAGATGAAGGTTTCCTTCAAGGACTCATGCGCGAGTTTCTTCGACCAGAGCTTGACCGCCAGGGCGTTATTCACGCCGTATGAGGTCGTTGCCATGTGAAGTCTCCTGGTGCGTTAAGGGAATGGTTCTTCTTTTGCCCGTAACGCGAGGCGGCGACTCGGCTGTTTAGCGACCGGCCGGCGGTCGACTGCCATTTAACGCCCGGCGAGGCGTGGAACTGCCTACAAGGACGCGCTTATACGCTGTCTGCTGCCATGCGTCAAATCAGTGCAGCGGACTCCTGCGAATGTTCTTGTTCCACCAGTCATGATCGCGGATGCGTTTCTCGAGTTCCGCATCGTCGAGTTGCGCGAGTCCGGCGAGCCCAGTTTCCTCGTCAGGCCCTGATCCGCCGCCGGCACCCTTCGCCGCTTCGATGCCCTTTTCGATCTGCTTGAGCTTCGATTCGCCGTCGGCTTTCTTCTCATCCTTCACTTCGCCTTTCTGCGGCGCAGCAAAGCCGAAGCGCTTCGCGATCTTATAGATCGCCTCGGCCGGGTCGCGTTCCGCCTGCCGGGCTTGGCTGGTGATGGCAAGCGACTTCCCGAAAACGAGCTTCGGCACTTCCTCCGGCTTGAAACCGGCGTCGAGGAATTCATCGCGCCACACCGCAGCGACGAATTCCGCCGCCTGGAAATAATCGGCATGGGCCGTCGCGAATTGCCGCTCTTGGGCGGAAACGTAGGCGGCATGCTCGTTCAGACGCTGCTGGCTCGCCGAACTCGTCTCCTGCTTCTCGATCTTTTCGCGGATCTGCGAGAGATCCTTTTTGAGCTGCTCGTTTTCGTGCTTCAGGTGCGCCGCCGGGTCGGCTGTGAAATCGGGCGCCTGATCGGCCTTCGCCTCGGCATTCTTGATGAGCTGCTGCACCTTGGCGTTGCCGTCGTCGACGATTTTCTTCATCTCCTCAAGCTCTTTCTTGAGGATGCGGTTCTCCGCGCGAGCCTCGTTCAATGCCTCCGGCGGCGGTCCCTTTTTCGCACCTTCGGCTTTGTCGGCAGCAGCCTTCTCCGCTGCGGCTTTCTCCGCCGCCGCCTTATCGGCTGCGGCCTTGCCTGCCGCTTCCTGGGCCGCTTTCTCTGCAGCAGCCTTCGCGGCATCGTCGCGCACGGCTGCGCCGTCATCGGCGCGCATCTGATCGAACAGGTCTTGTTCTTCCTTGCTTAGTTCCATGACACCTTCCTTTCACAGGTCGTCCAGCAGGCGCAGGACGGTGAGCGTTTCTTCTTCCTCTATCTCGTCGATCTGGAGCGCGATCTGGCGCTGGCGCGCGGCGATCGCCTGCGCATCGCGCTTCGTCGCCTCCAGGGCGAGCAGGCGCTCCAGCAGTTGATTTTCTCGCAGCAGGGCGTCGATTTCAGCATATTCGGTTTCGCGGCGTTCCTCGACTTCGGCGACTAGGGCTTCCTTGATGATCGCGACCTGCACGTTGACGCGCGGCCGCTCGCGCTCCGCGATGCAGCGCGCGATATACGCCTCGTAGATGCGCGGGTCGCTGTACGGCCCGCGAATCTTCCTCCTCGCCTTCGCGCCTCCAGGCGGAATCGGCGGAGGAAGGACGCCGACGCTATCCTGATAGGCGAATTGCCCAGCCCCCTGATAGGCGAATGCCCCGGTTTGATAGGCGATCACTTGCGCGCCTGCAGCGTGCAGATCATGTCCTGCGCGACTTCCCGATAGTGATTGAGCGCGAAAATCTGAGTCTCTTGGTTTCGCGTCTGCCAGGTCGGCGCCACGCTGTAGCCCCAGGTGGCGAGGAAATCGCAGTTGAACCCGACATGGGGTGCGTTCGCTGCGCGCCAGCCATTGTCGAGGTAATACCAGAAGAACTCGACCACCGGCGGCCACTGGTGGGTCACATCGCCGTAGGCGCGACCGGACGACCAGTGCGGGACGATGATTGTGGCCTTGGCGTCCTTGTGCAGGACGCGGTGCAGCTCGTTGAAGAAGCCGATGCGCTCGGCACCCGTGAGATGCTCGACGAAATGAGACGAATGGGCCTCGTCCACGCTGTCTGATTTCCACGGCCACGGTATCTTGCGAAGATCGTAAACATGGTCGACTTTGCCATCGAAGGGCAGGATGTCCACGCCGGCGAAGCCCTCGCGCTTGTTGGGGCCGCAGCCCAAGTCGAGGCGCGTGAGCTTCGGCTGCGGAACAGGTTTTAGTCTTGCCTTAGCCATCGCTCACCACCATTGGTCTCCGGCGCTGTCGTAGTGCCCCACGAGGACATCGCAGTCAACGGCGCAGCGGTACCCATATTTCCGCGCGTCGCCCCAGAAATATAGGTCTTGGGTGCCGAGGCCCTCTTTGCCGGCGATGGTTTTGAACCACGGCTTGCGCAAGCGCTCGTCCTTGAACATCTTGAGGCGCCACAGGTTAAAGCCCATGCCGGTTCCGCAGCACTCGACGAGCTGGCCTGAAACCGGCGCCTGCGGCCTGAAATTCAGCACCGGATCGCGCGGATCGCCCCAAATCTGGGGCACGCCTTCTTCGCCCTTCGTCCAGTAAAGTCCGCCGATGCAGGCAAATTCCGGGTGTTGCTCCATGCGCCGAATCAGCTTTACGAGACCATCGGCCGGAGGGCCGTTGTCGTGCTCGACGGTAAGCAGATACTCCCACTTTGAGAGTTCCGGGTGCGCGATGAGCTGCTCGATGGCATTGGAATATGCCTCGCCGACCTCATAGCCGATGGCCGCCATGCGGTGCGCCGGCTGGTTCGGCGGGAATACGAGCGAGCAATGCGTAAGGTAAACCTTCGTCGGGATCGAGGCCCCTGCCGGAATCAGCATGATCGTGCGCTGCTTTTTCCAGCTTGCGCCCTCGATGATGCGCGCCGTGGACTTCGCGAGTTCCGCGTTGTGCCTGCCGATCTCTACAAGCTGCGGCTTCACGGCTGGTACGTCCCGATGATGTCCACCGAAAGCGTCAGCTCCGTCCCCAACCCGACACTCGTCACGTTCGCGTAAATGTCCTGCCCATAGAGCGCCTCCATGCCGCCGGGGCTGGGAAGCATGACCGTGTGCGCGCCAGCCACGGAAAGCCCGGTCAACACCAGCGCTGAGAGAATGTTGTTGTAGTTCGGGGCATTCGTGCCGATCGAGACGGTCGGAACCAGCGTCACGCCGGTTGCAGACTGCACTTCGAGCTGTATCATGAGCGGCTCGAAGTTGAACTGCACATTACCTTCGCCGAAGAACTGGCTGTAGTTCCTCGATTGCACTCCGTTGATGGTCCCGATGAGCATGGGACCGCCAGCGAGACCGTTTATATCTGCGCTGATGACATCCAGCACGAGTCCATCGATGTCGCCGGCGCCGATGTGCAGCGTTCTCGTGTCCATCACGTCGTCCTGTGAAATTGCCACCAGGGGATGTTGTTCCCGGCGCTGCTGGAGATGTTGGAGTAGCCCAAGGAGGCCGTCGTGCCGATAGCATTCGTGGTAAAGCTGCCGAGTCCCGGCATGATGTTCACGGAGGCATTCGTGTTATTTCCCCAGTGCCCGAGCGCGAAGCCGCTCTGCGAGACGCCGATGTTGGAAATCGACATGTTCAGGCGCGTGAGCGTGCCGCTGCCTCCGGTTGCGCTCGAGGAGCTGATGCCGAGCATCATCCAGTAGTTCCCGGCCGCGAGACTCGTGGCAAACGGGATCTCCATCGCCTTCATTCCCGTCATGACGGTAAGATCGTCGGAGGCGAGGTTGACGTTGCTCGTGGACGCGACGGATTGTGTCGTGAACGATGTGGCTCCTGTGGTGTTCTGGAAGCTCATCGTCTTGGAGAGCGTCCATTGCGATCCTGCGGTGGCGTTGGCGGACAGGCTCCAGCGCTGCGTGAAGCCTACCGAGCCGGAGGCAGTGGACTTGAGGCTTTGCGAGGATGCGCCCGTGTTCTGCACGTAGACGACGGCGAAGATGGTCGAGGCAATGCTGCACGAGCCGGTGGCACCGTTCGTCGTCGCGATGGTGCTCGTTCCAGGGAAGCTAGCAGACACCATGAGCCGCAGGTAGCTCACCGAGATGTCATAGGGGAGCATGAACGGCGCGATGTGCGAGGTCGACCCCTGCACCGAGAGCGTGGTGGACCCTTGGACGTAGAAGAGGTTGTCGAAGAAGCTCGCTGCGGCACCCCCGCCCGGTGCCGCGACGCTGACGGAAATTCCGGTCGAATTGATTGTGCCGCTTGCGTTCGTGCCGGCAAAGGCGGCCGTGGCGGCGACGAAATCGCTCGCGCGATTCGAGGCCATCGCCGTGGTGATGTAGTTGCCCACGGATAGCACGATGCTGTTGCTCGAGCCCGAGACGGTGATGCTGTTGCCGCCGGAGAACCACAGATCCGTGCCCTGCGCCGAAGATGTGGTGCCGGAGGTATTTCCGGTGAGTTTCCAGTTCTGGACGTACTTCGAGGTATCGCCGGAGAGGGCGCCGGTTGTGATGTAGGGGCCGACGCTTACGGAAATGCCGGTGCTATTGATCGTGCCGGAGGCGCTCGTTCCCGCAAATGCTGCTGTCGCCTGCACGAAATCCGAGCCTCGGTTGCTCGCCATCGCGGTCGTCAGATAATCCGTTTTGACGGTGGCCGTGACGGTCGAGCCGTTCGTGCCCCAGCTCACTCCGTTGGAATTGCTGAACACATACGCGGTCTGCGCAGGGACGCTCGGCACCGTGTAGCTGCCGGTGATGTGGCCTCCAGGCTCGGTGCCGAAACTCAGGCCGTTGGAGTTGGAGAACGCGCCGATGATCTCGCTGCCGGCGGCGTTCAGCGTTACCGCGTGCGAGCTATTCCAGTGCTTTGGCTGATTCTCATACGCCGGATCGTCCGGCGTCGTCATCGAAAGCGCGTGCGATACGGTCGCCGGCATCAGCAGCGCCAGCCACAGGAGTAAAGCGCTTCCATTCACTCGACCCGTTCCTCGCTCGTCAGGCTGTAGGTGCCGTCCTTGTTTTTCACCGCCTTGCCGATTTTTTTCGTGACCTTGCCCTTGCCGTCGACGTGGACCTGCACGATCGGTGGCGCGGGGGGCTGCGCCTGGTTCTTGAGCGCGATCATCTCGCGGATATGCGTAAGTCCAGTCTCGACGGCTTTCAGGTGCTGATCCTTCTGCGGGATATGCACCTTCGCGAAGGCTTCGATCTGCGCGCTGGTTTTCGCCGCGGAGGCGTCAATTAGTTGCTGCGTGGAGCGAAGCAGCGCGTCCAGCTCGACCGCCTTGTCCTTCGTGACGTTGCGCTGCTGGGCATCCATGTGCTTCGCCTGGATCTTGAGCACTTCCACCGAGGCGTCGACTTTCTGCTGCAGGTTTTCCTGCTTGAGCTGCTGGTTCTCCTGCCCGAGCTTCTGGATCGCCTGCTGCATCTGCTGCATCTGCTGCTGCACCTGCGGCGGAATCTGGCCGCGGCTCGCCATGAGCTGCTTGAATTCCATCGCGACGCTCGATGGGATCGGGGCGAAGTCGAACACCGAGGGCGGAATCGGGATGCCCTCCTTCATCATCACGGGCAGGATCTCCTTCATGGCCTCCCAGGTTTTCTCGCGGAAGTCCGGCGAGGTCGGCGCCTGATCGACGATGAGGTCGTATTCCACCGTGTCAGGCTTGCGGATGAGCGGCAGGTATTTCTGCTGCCCGCCAGCGCCCAGCACCTTGATGAGCCGCCCATCGGAGATATATTCGCGGATGAAATACAGCAGCATCTTCCCCTGCTGCTTGCGGTAAAGCCGCAGCGCGTCGAATAGCGGCGCGAGGATGCCATAGGCGGATTTGCGGCGCTGCGCCTCCAGCACGCCGGCCTGCTCGCGATTCGCCAGGCCGAGGGCTTCGAGGTTCACGCCGGACACGAACGGCATGCTCTCGAAGGCGAAGGTCATCAGCTTGTCGAGGCCCGTCGGCGTGTTCGCCGGCTGGCGCTCCTTGATCTTCTGGATGCCGCCCTCGTTCACTTCGATGAGCGGATTCGAGGAGGCCCACTGCTCCTCGGCCTTGCGCGGATCTTTGAGCGCGTTCGTCTCGACAAACGCTCCGCCCTTCGCGTTCGTGTTGATGATGTGCAGAATTTGCGAGAGCCACTTGTTCGCCCAGCGCTGCGGGTCTTTCATCGCGCGCCACAGGCCGTACCATTGCCGGCGGTTGCGGTCGCGCTTGAAGGTGATGAAGTTGAACGTGAAGCCTTCCTGACAGGGAGACTTGCCGTACTCGAGCTCCGTGCGCCCGCAGTAGAAGCCGCGGTAGTAGACGCGCTGGAGCTGCTTCACGAATTTCAGATCCTCGCCGGTCGCCTCCTTGTAGGCCGCGCGGATCTTCTTGAACTTCGGCTCATCGAATGAGACGAGCTGTCCGCTCTGCGGATCGAGCACGCGGTACAGCGGCTCGCGCTCGTAGGACTGGTAGTGGATGACGAGCGACTGATCCTTGTGCTTCTCGAAGTCGGCGTCCGTGTCCTTGTAGAGAAACTGGAGGTCCGCGTTCTGCGGGCGCTGGCCTTCGTCCAAGCGGTCCCACGGCGTCATCACCGTCGTTTTGCCGGGCCACTTGGCATCGATCTCGCGGTTATCCATCCAGTCGGCGTGAAACTGGTAGCGACGGTCCTCCAAGCATTTCTTGCGCGCGGCCGGGTCCCAGAACATCGTGAGCGGGTCACGACGCTCCTTCACGATCTTGCCGTCCGGCTCCGACTCGTAATCCATCCTCATTTCCGTGCAACCGATTCCGCAGATCGTGGCATCGCGAAACGCCTCGGACTCCTCGTCCTCGCCGTGGGTCTGCTCATTCACCCACTGCGCGGCCGCCGTTTCGATCTCGGATACCTGCACGTCGCCCTGCTCGCGCGGGAAATAGGTGACCTGCTGGCGCGTCGTGACTTCCAGGCCGCACACCGCATCCACGATCACGCTGCCGCGGTTAAAGGTCGTGGAGGGGCGTTCCTGCTCCTCCAGTTTCGCAAGATCATCCGCCGACCACTGCTGGCAGGCGTCGAAATCGTAATCCTCGCGCGCCTCAGAGCGCCACTGATTCAGCCCATCGCGCGCGTCCTGCCAGCGCCGATAGATCCTAGCGACGCGATCGATCTCCTCGAGGTCCGGCTCTGGCTCGGCCTCGGTGCCGGCGGTGGCGCCGTACTCAGCCACGGTTTACCGATAGCTCTTGAAGCTGCCGGTCGAGCGCTTCACGTCTCCGCTGCGGTATTTCAGCGTGCCGCCGCCACCGGGCGTGCCCGTCGCCGTCGCTGAATCGCGCGCCGTGTTGCCGCTGCCGCGGCCGCCCATGGCGCCCATCGGCTTATGCGTCTTGCCGATGCGCGCGCTCGTCACGCTGCCTTTGCTCGTGCTTCCCTTGCTCGTGCTCATGTTCTTCTCCTAGGCTGACATCCAGGTTGTGCTCGAATACCGGCCGCGCCTCCGAGCATAGCGGTCCTTCTTCTGCGGCGCGCTCTCGCCGGCCACGGCGTAGCGCAGCATCATCAGCAGGTAATGCGTGGCCTTCATGAGATCGTCGAACTCCGCAACCACCTTCCCGTCCTTGCGGTGATAGCTGCGGAATTCCTCGAACCACTGCGAGAGATGCCGCGCGACCTTCAGGCGCCCGGTCTGCATGCGCGCGAGCGCATCCCACACCGCGGCTTCCGTTCCGTTCTTGCGATCGTCGGGGAATTGCGCGTGCTCCGAGAGCATGCGAAGGCCCTGCTGCTTATAAAGTTGCGCGATCTGCTCGCCGGATGATTTATCGTGCATCAGGCCGTCGTGCGGCCACGCGACCGGGTGATCGCCCATCGCTTTGATGCCTGCAGCGTAGACCACCAGCGGCTGTTTCGACTGCTTGTAGACGGCCGTGAGATGCACGCAGTCGTTATCGCGGTCCCAGGCGGCTTTCACCGCCGCCGTCGGGTGATCGTGCCAGCCGAAGTCCATCGCGATGAGTTGCGGCCAGTAAGCGGGCGTCTCGAACGGATCTTCGGAAATCATCTCCTCGGACACCTGATACACGGCGCCCTCGCCGAGCATCGGGATGCCCCGTGCGCGGGCATCGCGCTCGTGCGGCAGGTAGCTTTCGATGGTCTTGCGGCGCGATTCGGCGTCGAAGTGCTCCGCCTCGTCGAGCGTCGCCATCACGAGGCCGCGGTCCGGGTGGCCTTGGTCCGGGTAGAAGCGCCGCACGACGTTGGACATGCCAAGAAGCGGCGTAAGCGTATTCAGGATCGGGCCGGACGTTACGGCCGTGCGCGCGGATGCCTCAGAGTAGATATCCTCCGGGGATTCCTCATCTAGCCACACGCCCTGCCACTCGTCGGCCTGCCATTTTTCGCGACCGTCGGCGTAGGCTTTGAGCACCGCCTCCGCGACGCCGCCGCTTGCGTGGCGCACGCGGAAGATGTCAACGCTCTCCGGGATGCCGCGGGCGAGCTTGTAATCGATGAGGTTCGCCTTCGGAATCGTGCCGGTGCCGAAGCGCCCGAAGGGGCCGAGCAGCATTTTCTGTGCGCCGTCTCGCGTGAGCTCTGCGGTTTTCGAGCCGATGCCCCAGCGACCGGGTTTCGTGAGCCGAATGCCAGGCCACCAGTCTGGGTAATAGCCCGTCAGGTGAAAAGCGACTTCGGAGCCCGCGCAGATGGTCTTGCCGTAACGGTTCGCGGCCATCAGCATGCGCTCGCGCTTCGTCTTGCCGAGGGCGTGAAACGCAAGCTGCTTCGGATAGGGCTTGTAAAAGCTGAGCTGCGACTCGAGCTTGAGTTGCTCGTAGCGCTTTAGATCGGCTAGGCGCTCGGCTTCGTTCATCTGGCGCTCGACATCTCGGCTATGCGTTCCTCGGGACTCTGCTGCGCGCGCGACTCGTACAGGCGCCAAGCCTGCGCATGAGGCGTATTGCGATACGCATGGATGCTCGGCAGACCTTCGGTGAAGTGAAATAGCTTCGCTTTCGGATTCGCGCCATGTTCTCCGGGGAGCCAGTTCCATTCTTTCGGCAGCTCGCCGATGCGATCATCAGGCAGCCAGCCGAAGCGGTGCAGGAATGAACCGTCGCGGTCCTGCACGAATTCCGGCGTGAGCACGCGGTTCATGTAGTGCCCGCAATCCCACAGGATCACGCTCGACCAGTTCTTGCGCGGATAGTCCGCGTTCGGCGCTTCCATCTCCGTACCGACGTATTTCGCGCGGTGCTTCGTCTTGTAATCGTGCTTCGCGACCTGCACCGCGTACCAGCCCTGCCGGTAGGCCCATAGTTCCGCGATGTCAGCGTTGGCGAGCATATCTGAGCCATCGGCCCACAGCGCCCAGCCCTGGAAATCGCAGAGGTACGGAATCAGGAATCGGCTGTAGGTGAAGGCATTCGTGCCGTCTCGCTGCGCGTCCATCGAAATCGGCACGATCGCCACCGGAATCGAGGATTTCTCGATCACGGACTGCGCGAAAACGTGCCAGCCCGCCGCCTCCCGTTGGTCGAACCCGCAGAAAAGCCGCACGATCTCGGTCATGCGGCCACCTTTTCGCTCATGAGATGCGACCATTTCTTCAGCATCCATGGCTTGCGCTTCGGACCCTTGTAGTGCAACACCCACTTGTCTTTCGGCGCATCGTTCTCGTGCTGCGGCACGTAGTTGTGGATCGAGGCGTCCACCGCGGCGATTTTCCAGGGCAGGGAGCCGTGCTTCTGATCCATCCACATGTCGAAAAGCACGACCTGCGATCCCCACCAGTCGCGATCATCGCGATCTTCCATCGCCGCGACGCGGCGCGATGCCTCGAGCCAGAATTCCGGCGTTTTCGTCGCTACGACGCCGATCAGGAACGGCATCTGGCGCCCTTCGACCGTTTTCGGGCCGCGACTCGTGAGCGTGACATCGGCGCCGGTCATGAACATCGGCGCGAGATCGCGCTGCACGATCACATCGGAGTCTAGAAACAGCACTTTTCCGCCGAATTGCGCGAGTCCGGCGTACATCCACGGCACCCAATTCGGCGAATCGAATTTCCGGCGGTGAATGTGGTCGACGGGCAGGCCAGCGGTGAATCCGTCGTCGGTGAGTTGCACGATCCGCGCTTTGGGCATGGCCAGGCGCACCGACGCGATCATCATCAGCGCTACTTTCCACTCGCGAGCTCGCGCCTCATCGTCGCGCGATACGTCGCTATACGGGAAAACGACGCTGATCTGGTCGCTCACGCCGCGGCGCTCTTGCCGATCAGCGTTTCGGCCGCCGACCACGCTTCACTAGTCTCCGGCGCCGCGATTTTCAGCTTTTTACGGTACCAATCGACCGTCTCATCGAGCCGATACGGCCAGTGGTTCGCACAGAGCGGCTCGGAGGCGACCACCACGGCGCCCTCCGGCTCGCCCTCGCGCGGCGGAAGATGCTCGATCGTGGATTTCGTGCCCGGAACGTGGCGGATCACTTCCAAGGCGGCGCCGAGCACCGTGCTCGCAAGACCCGTTCCGGCGTGGACGACGTGCCCGTAGGGCCCATCGAGAGCGTCGACGAGGAGTTTCGCCACGTCGCGCACGTAAACGAGATCCACTTTCTGCAGGCCGTCGCCGTTGATCTGGATCGGCATGCCGGTGAGAGCACGCGCGACGAAGGACGGCACGATTTTTCGCACTTTCGAGTTGCCGTGCGGCGCGCACATCTTCTGCCCGGGCCCATAGACGTGATAGGCGCGCACGACGGTCACTTTCTGCCCCGTCCAGCGCGCCCGCGATAGCGCGAGCTGCGTAATGCAGCGCTTGGTGATGGCGTAAGGATTGGGCTGGCCCTCATGGCCGGTCGCGATCTGCACGATCGGCACGCTCGTGAAAGTGTCGAGCACGTTCATACCGCCCAGGATGTTTACTTCGGCGGCCTCGTACTCCGCGCCGATCGTCTCGGCGGTGCCCAGGATCCCCGCGAGATTGATCACGCCATCGATCTCCTCGATCGAAGCGAGCATTTTCCGGTTTCGCACATCCAGCGGGTGATCGAAAGGGATCGGCGCCATGCCGCGCGCGGCGATTTCGGTACTCACGGCGCGGCCGATGAAGCCGCGGCTGCCGGTGACGAGAATGCGTTTCATCCTTTCACCCGTTTCAAGCGGGGATTCGCGCGTTTAGCGGCCGGCGAGGCCCTGCGCGTCGCGGCGGCGAGGATTCCCTTCGCGCGCTGCATCGAATAGCCCTCGCGCCGAGCGATTCCGGCCGCTGCGGCTTTGAAACCGG